CCAGCAAATGGAGAAACTAAAAGCTTCAATCGAAAAGTTCCCAAAAATGATGTCATTGCGTCCAATCGTATATGACCCTGATACAATGGAAGTCTTAGGCGGAAATCAGCGACTTCTTGCTATTCGTGCTCTCGGAATGAAAGAAATCCCTGACGATTGGGCGAAATCTGCTGATGAGCTCACAGAAGAGGAAAAGAGAGAATTCATTCTTCGTGATAATATCCAGTCTGGCGATTGGGACTTTGAAATTCTAGAGGCGGAATTCAATGATTTCGCTCTTCAGGAAATGGGCATAGATATGCCAGATATGATTGATATTGAAAAAATTCCAAAAGAAGTAGAAATAAAAACATCTTTTGATATAATCATAAATTTTGATACTGAAGAAGAATTGCAAGAAGCATACGAAAAATTAACGAAAGAGGGCTATAAATGCAAAATTTCGATATTATAGTCGAATCGCCAATACAGAAAACCTACAGAAGCCAAGTTACCGTCGGAACCTATGATATTACTGATGAAAAAATAACAGAAAGATTTACGGGGTGTATTGATATAGAGAAAGAAGCTGATTGGTCTATCGGCATAATATACGGAAATTCAGGAACAGGGAAATCTACTATAGCAAGAGAAGTTTTCGGAGAAGAATATATATATATTCCAGAACATCATAATCAGTGCGTGCTGGATGATTTTCCCAAAAATCTGGATATAAAAACTATACATCAGATGCTTATCAGCGTTGGATTTTCTTCACCGCCATCCTGGCTGAAACCGTATAGCGTTCTGAGCACTGGCGAAAAAATGCGAGTTGACTTAGCAATGGCACTACTTTCGGATAGAGATATAGTAGTATTCGACGAATATACCTCCGTCGTAGATAGAACTGTAGCAAAAATAGGCAGTATGGCTGTTGCAAAGTCTATCAGAAGAACGAAGAAAAAGTTCGTTGCAGTTTCGTGTCATTCTGATATTATTGAGTGGCTCCAGCCTGATTGGGAGTTTTGTACCAATAATATGAGTTTTTTGCGGAGGTCTCATCGGCGACCAAAAATTGAATTATCAATATATGAAACAAAGGGTTATTGGCCAATGTTTAGCAAATATCATTATCTAGCGCATAATATGAATAATGCGTCCAAACAATATGTAGCATTTTATGAAAATGTACCAGTAGCCATAACTTGCGTTCTGCCACAATGTGGACAGAAAAATATGTATAGAGAACACAGAACCGTTACGCATCCTGATTATCAAGGCGTTGGAATTGGTTCCACTCTAAGCGATTTTATAGCACATAAATATGTATCTTCTGGGAAAAGATACAGAAGTGTGACCTCCAATCCCGCCTTCATAAAACATCGTGAAAAAAGTCCAAATTGGATATTGGTATTTTCGGGAAGAAATGGTCTGCATTCCATCAGAAGACTTGGTGGAGCGGGAATTAGAAAAGTTACAGCCTGGGAATATGTGATAAATGACAACAAAAAAGACAAAGAATAAACCAGGTAGACCCCTGACACAGATTGACTTGGAGCAAGCCGAGAAACTTGGAATGTTGCAATGTACAATCAAGGAGTGCTCGGCGTGGTTCAATGTCCCGCCATCTACGCTTGCTGGACATAAGGAATTTCGGAAGGCATACGAAAAGGGACTTGAGAACGGAAAACAGAGCTTGCGTCGGAAACAGTGGCATCTGGCAGATAAAAGTGCTACAATGGCAATCTGGCTCGGCAAGCAATATCTCGGTCAGAAGGAAATGCCTGACAGCGAGACCTCACAAAATGTCACAATAATCCTGAAGCCAAAACAATTGGCAGGTTCAGACGATGACCAGGATTGAGATACAAGAAGAAGACTTTCTCCCACATCAGTGGGAGTTCCTGAATTCTTGGGACAGGACGCTTGGACTTGTGGGCGGTCTTGGCTCTGGAAAGAGTGTTGCATTCCTGTTCAAGACCCTGATATGCCTGATGAGCCGTCCTGGTGCGAATGCGAAAGCGAATATAGGAATAGGCTATCCTACATACGAGATGGGAAAGAATATCTTTTTCTATCCCTTCTGCGAGCTTCTGGAAAGTTGCAATATCCCGTTCACTTCGAATACTTCAGAACTGCAGATTACCTATGTTTTCGGCAGAGTCGCAATCAAGTCATTACAGCATCCTGAACGCATCATAGGCGAGACTTTCACGGATGCAGGCGTAGATGAGCTGGATTCTATACCTATGCCGAAAGGTGAAAAGATAGTGAAGCGGTTCCGTGAAAGACTCAGAGGACGCACTGATTCGCAATTCTATCTTGTGAGCTCACCTGAAGGATTTTCCACTTGTTATGAAATTCTCCAGCACAATCCGAATCCAGGAACGAAATTAATCCGTGCCAGAACCTATGACAATTATCACCTCAGCAAGTCTTATATAGACGACATTCTGGCGAGCTATGATAGAAATATGGCTCGTGCATATTTGGAGGGCGAATTCGTGAATCTGAATTCCTTGGCTGCATATTACGCATTCCAGCGGGAAAGACACATTGCTGAGGTTCCGAAACCTGAAAGAGGCACGACGCTTCATATAGGCGTCGATTTCAATGTCCATCCTATGACTGCGTGTGTGGGATATTTCGAGGGAGACACATACAAAGTCTTCAGCGAATACTATGTCCTGAATGCCAATACTTTTATGCTGGCAGACCTTATTTACGCTGATTATGGCGGAGACTATCCAATCATCATTTACCCTGATCCGACAGGCGGTTCACGGAAAACGAGCTCCGATATTTCTGATCTGGAGATACTTCAGCGAAAAGGGTTCGAACTCCGCTATAGATATGGCTTCACTCAGCGTCACAGTCTCAATCTCACGAATGGTGCTTTCGATCACGATAGGATAGTGATTGATCCATCGTGCACGCATCTTATAGCTGACCTTGAGCAGGTGGTGACAGATAATTACGGTCAGATAGAGAAGCCTGCAGGAACGATGCTGACGCATATATCTGATGCATTGCGAAATGTGATACTAATCAATTCACTCGAGAAAGAACAGAACAGGGATTGGGTGCGATTATGAGCTATTCGGAAGTTCTTATCCAAGCCGCACAGATTGAAGCTCTCATAAAGAATGAGGAAAGAAGGAAAGAGCGTGCATACAAGGCTCTATGCTATTATGACGATATACAGGAACCGTTTCTTGAGAAAGCTCTGCGATATCGCTATCCCAATACCTATGCAGATGTATTGCCTTTTATGGTGACCATACCGCTTTCGAAATCTATGGTCAGACAGCTCGCAAAGCTTTTCCAGAGCGACCCTGCCATCAATCTCAGGGGCATAGACGAAACTTCCGCTGTCGCAGAAGAATTCTCGAAGCTACTGGATGAATGCAAGCTCTATCAGGTCTTAGGGCAGATTGACAGTATCTGCGAGACTTGCCACCAGGTAGGTGTGCTCCCGCATTACGATGCCAAGCGGGATAGGGTCTATCTTCAGCTCATAACGCCAGACAAGGTGACTGTATGGCAGAATGAAAAAGATCCTACACAGCTGGACGCACTCGCATATCCTATCCTGAATCGTGAGAATACATTGATAGCTCAGAAAGGCAATCGCTATGCATTCTGGACTGAAGACACCTATCAGGAAATCGAAATCCTGATGAATGGAAAGATAGAAGCTATACCTGGCACTGAAGCACCCAATGTCTATGGGCGCATTCCTGTGATATGGTTCTCTATTGAGCTTCCGATGAACCGCTTCTGGATAGATAGCGGATACCCCATTATGAATGCCAATGAGACGGCGAACCTTCAGCTGACCGCTTTCAATATGGGCATAGACTTTCAGTCTTTCGCTACTATGGTCACAGAAGGGATGCCTGAATCGCAAGTAATCACCTCGAATGTGAGCCGTTTTCTCAATATCCCGAAAGACAAAATCACGGGTAATCTTCAGGGAAAAGCTTACTATATAAATCCTGGCGTGAACTTGAATAGTATCTGGCAGGTAATCAATGACCAGATATCGCTTGCTGCTGCACTGCTTGGCATCTCTACGGACTTCATTCGTGGTGGTGCGAACTATTCTTCAGGCTATCAGCTCCGTCTTTCAATGACAGGCGTCATAGACCACAATCAGGCGAAACGCTCAGTATACCGTGAATCAATCCGTGAGCTGATACAAATCATAATGGATTGCAAAAGGATATACGGGAAAGTCAATCTGCCAACAGATGCAGATATCAATATAGACTACGCCGATGTTCAGGTCACGCCGAATCAGATGGAGCTGGAACAGATACGCACACTGAAACTGGCTAATGGCACAATGTCCATCATAGATGCCATAATGGAAGATAATCAGGACTTAGACCGTCAGGGTGCCATTGAGCGAAAAAAGCAGATAGACAGCGAGAATGCGATATATCGCACGCCTAACCTTTCTACAGGAATGTTCGAATAATGTATGATAAGATATTAGATGAGCAGATAGAATGGTTCGAACGAAACCTTGATAAGGTTCTGAGTGCGTTTCAGAAAAGGATAGAGACGCTCATAGGTGACCTCCAGACCACGAATGGCATTCTCATCTACAGCGATATCAATGTTCAGCAAGCTTATCAGAGCTATGCGGCACTTCAGCAGATGCTTCAGGAAAGCGGTTTCAATGAGCTCGTGCAGGCGGCACAAGAGAAAGAGAACGATATCCTGAAGTATATGCGTGAACACAGACCTGATGGTGCCGTGCCACTCGCTTTCACAATGCAGACTGCAGAAAAGCTTCAGGGAATGTCCGCTATCTATGCCACTCAGTTTCAATCCGTGGCTGCACAAGAGATGCGAAATATTCAGCAGATAATAGTGAAGAGCGTGATAGCGGGAATAGATAGTGAGGATGCTATCCAGCAGATACGGGATGTGCTGGAAAATAATCTGAAGAGATATGCAACAACCTATTTCAATACGAGTCGTGGCGAGTTCATACAGGCAGTAGAATACGCCACGAAAGATGAATATGAAGGCGAGCTCTTCTGGGAGTATCAGGGTCCCATAGATGACCTCACCCGTCCTGCCTGTAGAATAGGTCTTGGCGTGGAGCCTGATAGCAGATTCCTGAATGCACCATTCTTCACTGATGAAGAACGCATCGCTTTCGAGGCTGAGACTGCAGGCGAAAGAGAATACAATTGCCGACACGACTTCATCCAGATAGAGCCAGAATATTACAGAGATAATGTGAAATGAATTTACTTGACGAAATAAATTTCAAAATATATTTGCCTTATGGCAGAAATAAAATACTATA